GATTCATGATGGTTTGTATCCGGCTCATGCTCATCGCACCACTTTCAGTATCCCACACAGTTATTCGGTAGTTAGGCGTGGTGAATACACGAGCGCCGCATAGCGTGTCTTCGTCATCACCGCTTGCACCTGCTCGGCTAAAGACCACGTAAGGCACCTGCACCGGTCTACGGCTTACCGGGTCGGTCTGCGGCGCTACGGTGTTATAGATGCCCATCTGGAAGCCGTTAGGTTTATTGTCAGGAGCAAGCAAACCCAAGAGCGTAGCATCGCCGCTCAGAGTCTCGTATATCCATTGTTCGATTACCGCCGGTTCAAATGCCATTACTTACCCTTCAGCACCACTGTTAGCGCTTTGACAAATGCCGGCTTTACGTGCTGTAAGGCTGGATCTAGAAACGGTCTCGGCGGTACGGTGTTGCCGCCCTTCGATGTCCAGCCAAGTTCTAGCGGTACGGCATACTTTGCCATTGCCGCAACTTCAGCACTTGTAGCCGTCAGCATCCGGTGCATGATGGAGTTCGCAAGGAAGCCAGTATCAGAGTTTGGCGGTGAGCCGGGAGGGCTTGACCAGTGACCCTTTTCATACTCACGAAACTTACCGCTGTTTGTCTTGATGCTTCGCTTTGCCGTGGCTTCAACATCAGCCGCAGCTTTACCCACGATCTTGTTTATCTTTGTCAGGTTGCGCTTGTACTGGTCTATACCGGTTGTCTTCAGGGATACGGTTACACTCATGGTGCTAGTACCTCAATCTCTAGAGGGCCAAAGCGCCGCACCGTGGTTGATACCGTGAAAGATATCGTTAGCCGGATGTCTGCCGCTGTGCCGTAAGCCGCCGGGTTGAGAACGCTCAGGATGCCTTGTGCGCTGTACTGCTTTGTCAAGGTCACGCTTCCAGACGGAAAGGTGTACGATGCCCCGGTCTGGATGTTAGTAAAGGTTGCACCAAGAGTACCGGTCGTGATGTCTACCGGGCTTCCCAGTTCGTCTACTAAGCGGACTACATAGGAGTGCCAGTCTCCGACCCATGCGGAGACTTGCACGACCTGCTGAGGGTCTTCAGTCAAATCAAATATAAGTGCCATTAGATATCCCTCACATAGATGCGGAGCGGCCCGAAGACCTGCGTGTCGTTTGCAGATGTTGACCTTGTGATTGTAGCCGTGTAGGTTCCAGGAGTGTTAGTCACCGTCGTATCGATTGTAAACGTTGCCCGTCCATCAGCTGCATAGGTTGCCGTACAGGAGTAGGTGTCAACCAGCGTAGCACCACTGTTATAGACCTTAGCCGTTACCGTTGCACTCGTAATGTCTATCCCTGCGCCGTTGTTGTCTACACACTGGATATCGATACCGTGCTGTGCGCCCTTCTGGATGTCAAGCGGATCCGATGCCCCTAAGCCGTCAGCCCTAACTTCAAAAGGCCCCATGCGAACAAGAGCGGCTGAGGTTACCGGGGTCACCAGTTCAGCGTTGACATACTCGCCAAACGTGCCAGCCGTTGTGTGTCCGCTTCGAGCTTCATCCCAGACTGCGTCAGCGATAGCCCCTGTATTGACGTTTGTATTGACGTACTCGCCAAACGTACCAGCCGTTGCGTAGGACGAGCGTACAGCGTTCCATACTGCACCAGCCGTCTGCGCTTCCGTCAAGCCACCACTGCTTAGTTTGACCGTCATTACCGCACCGTTAGTACCAGACGCACCACGTACCACAATAGTGACATCGTCAGCACCAGCCGCAAGCGCAGCATCAGGTACGTCGAGGCGATACACGCCCGGCATGTTGGTTGCGTCTACCTCCGCAAAGCCACCAGCTGTCCACGCCTGAGCAATTGTGCGTGATACCAGAGGGATAGATACGCTTGCAGTGCGTGTGCGGTTGTAGCGGGCTGTGAGACCGCTTGTGGAGGCTGTTAGACCTGTAGCGCCAAGGTAGAGTTCGATTGACTGTGAGGCTGAGCCCGGAGCGATTGTGATTGTTGAGGCGTTGCGCTCCGTTGGTTGATAGATAGGCGTTATCGTGCCTAGATTACGATAGGTAATCGCTCCAGCGTCCGGAGAGGTTCCCGACCATAGGACATTGAATAGGTCAGTAGACGGTGCGCTGGTTGCGTTACCGAACGAGGTATTTACGCTATTAAGTGTGGAGCCTGATTGGAATATAGATTGCAAGTTATGAAGTTGTCTATATCCATTGTCTAGTCCGTTTGAGCCTACAAAACTATTTGTCGCTGTTGTGGCTGTGACGTTACTAAATCCACCTGAACCAATGCTTCTACAAAACGTTGCAGTAGTACCAATACTACTCCCCCAAAATACCGCAGCTGTGCAACTTGAGAATAGACAGTTCTTGATTGTAGATGCGATACTTGATGTAGGATTTGACGCAATTGACCCAGCACAACCAATAAAAGTAGAGTTGATGATAGACATTTGTGCGCTCGTACTTCCAAGTGCTGTTGACTTATGCCCAATAAATAAACAGTTTTTGACTGTTGTTGAATCAGCAACTCCACTTGTTCCTAAAAAGTTCACCCCTCTTGCCCCATTATTGAAAATGCAAGAATCAATTGTTGCATTTACTGCTTGCCCAGAAGGACAGGAAATATACAGGACATCACTGTTTGTCGATGTGCCGTTAGCATCCATTAAGCATTTCTTAAATTGTATATTCTGACTTGTTAGCAAATTTAAGTAAAACTGATTGTTTGTTGTTACTCCGATTTCAAAGTAGAAGTTTTCAAAACTTAGATTGTTTTTCGATGTGGCTGCCAGTAGTAGCGTCTGGATTGCAGTGCCGTTGACAGACATTGTAGTCCATAAAACTACGCCCGGTGTAATGCCTGAAAATTGAGAAGCGGACGGGTCTCCAACAATCCTAACCTGTGACGATGGAGAGGTAATTGCAACCGTCACAAATTCTGTATAGCGACCGGGAGCGACATAAACAATATCGCCTCCTACTAAACCACTAGTTGCGCCTAACGCTTTTTGTAACGACTGCCACGCTTGATTTGTTGCAGGGCCAGTGCCGGCATTGGAATCGTTACCGTCATTCCTTACATAATAAATCGCCATTACTCGGCTACTCCATCGGCTATTTCCTGCGCCATAATCTGGGAAAATTGGAGCGCATAATTAAACTGGAATGCTTCGTCCTGTGTACTCCACCAAGCAAACATTGATGTACCGTCCGGGCCAAAGTCACCGACAAATACCCCATCATTATCGTAGATATCACCCTTGATAATGTAGTCGGCTGGATTCTGTGGATTCGGTTCTATTGAGAAGTTCTGGCAGTTCATTTGCCCACCTTCATCGCATTCGCCTGCGTACCCTTGAACGGCATCGTGAGGAAAGCCAGCACGCTACTCACCGCAGCGGAGACACCCGCCGCTACCGCCTTGCTCCCGTAGAGTGCCAGCACTGTGCCGAGCTCGCTCAGGTCGTGTGCTTCGGATGTGCGAACCCCATCGCCGAAAACGCTAGTAAAAGCAGCTACGAAAGCCACGATCACAACGACCACGAGTCTTTTGATTGAAATGCTGTTCATCTTTGTATGATCGCCTCCAAAGCGCTGACCTTGTTTTCCAACTTACCGAGTCTCTGTTCGATGCGGCGCACTTCCTGCTGCTGCCCGTCTAAGGTGTTTATAATGTGTGCCACCTGAGTCTCCAGTCGCGTCAACCTGACCTGTATAGCCACCCATGCGGCACCGATACTAGTAACTGTAATAAAGGCTTGTATGCCAATGGGAACCCACGCCTCTGCCGTCATGATGTCCGCTCCACCAACCCTACGTGCTGTACCAATAATTCTGTCTGTCCAAAGTCAGTCCCGATCACATCGTAATAGCGGGCATCATCGCCTACCCGGTAAACCCTATCCTGCGGCATCACGTCAGCCCCTACAGCGACTATCAAAGTCCACTGGGCAGATGACTGGATGCCACCGCCTACGATAGATTCCGTGTCGCTCTGGTTGGTTAGCCTGGCGTTGTACTCTGCTACCTTGCGCCATGTCTCAGTAGCCCCGCCACGCCCATCTTCGGTAAGCGTGAAGCGGTGAATCTCTACCCGGTCTTGGCAGAGGTTGCGTACCATGCCTGCTTGCAGGGTTGCGCGTAGAATCGGACTCATGCGAACACCAGGGGACGATATCGTTCAGCCATCGAAAGGCAGTGCGCTTTGAGTTGTGAGAGCTTCACATCGGAGGTGCCTTCTTTGGCATCGATGTCTGAAGCACATCTAGAGGCTTTGATAAGCCAACCTTGTCGGGTGGCAGTCCTGACATCGTAGCGCTCGATGTTAGCAGGCCCCATGTCTACCCATGTCAACCGTGGATTAGATGCGCCATCCTCAATACTGAAACCATGAAACTGATACGCAGGGTAGACCGGATAATCGGGTTGTGTCGTGCCTGATGTACCAGCAACCCGACACTCGTAGACCCGCCCATTGGGCGTTGTAGGCACTACACGATCACCAACAGAGTAAGCCGTGCTAACAGCCCAAGTGGTGAACCGTGAGAAGGAATCAAGGATGCTCCCTATGTCGGTGGTGGACATCTGCGGATAACTTTGGGCATCCACAAAAAGTGATACCTGCGCTATCGCTTCGGCTCGTGTCATCATGCTCCACTATCCCACATATAAAGAAAGCCCCCGGCACGTCTGCCGAGGGCTTGAGTAGAACCGAGCCGCTTAGGAAGCGGTTGTGGTTGCGAGGACGATAAGCGAACCAGG